TGGGACCGGTTCAAGTTCCGGTAAGTCGGAGCGCAAACGATTCGCGGGCACGCCGGTTGTACTGCGTCCGGCGGCGTCCTCCACTTCATAGCGACGGAGCAGTTGAGATTCGTCCACAGGAAGTTTCGGCACGTACCCTTCCGGCGGACGTGCGCCTTCCATCGCGCCGTGTGGCACCGGACGGTTGCGAATCCCCTGGACGCCCTGGATGCCGAGAGAGCCGACGAGTCCTGCGGCGAGTCCGAATCGTCCGCCCGCGTTGATCTCTTTCTGGAACTCTTCGGCGGTCGGGAGCGCGGCTATCCATCCGGCGTCCTCGTTCGCCGCGTGGCGTTCCGTGATCCCGGTCAACGCCGTGCCGGTTGCGCCAATCGCGCCGCCGACGCCGCTTTCGAGCGCGGCCTTGCCGAGAACGCGCATCGCCGGAGACAGGCTGGCGGCGGTCTTGCCGAGAACCGCGCCGGGGATGAGGCCGAGTCCGCCCTGGACAGCCATCGAACCGATGCTGTAGTTCTTCCGGCGTCCGGTCGCCTTCTCGTAGAGTTGCGCGAGTCCTTCCCCCGCTGCCGCGCCGATGCCGCTGCCAACCTCGTAGCCGCCGTATCCGCCCGCGATCGTACCGGCGACGGGAACCGCTGAACCTCCGGCCGCGCCGAGTCCGCCGCCAATCGCGCCGCCTGCGAGTTGTCCGCCGACGCGGAGCGTGGTCGAGACGGGATCGAAGCCGCTGATCTCTTCCTCACGCCGCGCGGTTTCCTCTTTCAGCCACTCGTCGAGATCCGTTTCGGTGAGGTAAGGATCTTCCGCGAACGCGGCGTCCAGTTGTGCGCCGTCCACGGTGCCATCGGGCTTGAGTCGCAACCGTCCGTACAGGCGGCTCCGCTTCGGCCCCGGCGCGTCGATGGGACCGTGGCTCGCCTCGTAGTCTGCGAGCAGGCGATGGAGTGACGGATCCTGCGGCATACGAGCCTCGCGCTACCGGGTGACGGTGACGCCCCGCTGCTGGAGCGCGTTGGTCGCTGTGGCCGAGTTGAACGGCACGGGACGCGCCGGGCCTGCGCCCGCCGTGTTGGGCGAACCGTAGAGCGCGTCCATCATCGCAGAGAGTTGACGCATCCGCGCATCGCGCTCCGGCCCCGGCATTTCCATCATGAGCGCCTTGCTCTGATCGGTGAGCATCTTCGCCTGAGCCTGGAACTGTTTGTCGCCGCTCTGTGCCGCCGCCTTTTCGAGTTCCTGGCTCTTGCGAATCGTGGCGACTTCTACCTGTGTGTCGTACTTGCGGTCGGTCTGCTGCGTCTGGAACTCGCGTTGCGACCGCGCCGTGCTGGAGTCCCACACGCGCGCGTTGGTGTCGATCTTCGACGTGGTTTCCGATTCGGCGTCGAGCGCGTTCTTCTTCCGTTCGAACTCCGCCTGCCACGAACTCTGATCGCGCTTCCGGCCCGTGTCGTACTCGTCGTTGCTGAAATCGTTGGCGCGATCTCGGAACGTGTCGGCCTGATGTGCGGACGCCTTTGCACGCGCACCGCGCGCTTGCGTCTCTTCCACTTCGGCCAGATACCGCTGTACGCGGAGGAAGTCATCTTGCGTGTTGAACCACGCCTCCGGGTTGTCCTCGCGTGGGATGCCGTTGGCGGTGCGTCCAAGCGCGCGCGTGGACTGAGGCATTCCAGATTCGGCGGCGGCGGCGCGTTCTGTGAGCAACGCGGTGATGTTCTCGCGGTTGGCCCGGCGCGATTCCGTCTGCACGTTGAGGTCTGCCTGATTTTCGTCGTACGAGGGGCCACTGTAGCCTGCGCGCACGTCGAGATTGCCGGATCCGCCGCCCATGATGTCTCGAATCTTTGCGCTCTCGCCCTGCGCGTTGAGGTCTTTTGCGTACAGATCCCATGCGGGCGAGCCGACGCCATTCATCATGAAGCCACGGTCAGCGGCGCGCGCGTCCTGATCGCGGTTCCGAAAACTGAGCAGGCGTTGCGCGTCGAGTGAATCGAGACGATCCTGGAGCGCCTTGAGGCTGCGCGCCTTGCTGGTCTGAGCGGGGCTTTGTCCCGCGCCCGGAGCGGCGTATCCGTTCATGAGCGCCATTGGCTGTCTCCTACAGGCCGAGCGACTTGCCGCCTTCCGCGCCGCCCATTCGATCTTTGAGTGCCTTGAGCGCGGGCGCGAGTTGCTTCATCGTTTCGCCGTCGAGTTCGGGTTCCCCGCCGAAGTTCATGGTCGTGGGGTACTTCGGCATCGCGCGGCCGGTGCCGATGATGTTGCCGGGTGCGCGGCGTCCTGGCAACGCCTCGGTCGGTGGCTGGTAGTTGTCAGCCGCGCCGATGGCGGTAGTTGATCCGAGTGCGGGGAGCATCGGGCTGTCCATCTGAGGTCCGGGCGGAAGTGGTCCTACGTTTCCCGGTCCAGGAAGCGGAGCCGGTGGCGCCATTGGAGGTGCCATGCGTCCGTTGGCCGCGCCTTGGGGCGGAGTTGCGTTGGTCATCGCCGCCTGCGCCAGCGGGCGCATGGAACGCTTGCCCGTGTTGCCTGCTTCGCCGGATTTGAACAGGTCGGACACCTGGAAGGAACTCTTCTGGTTCGGCGGTCCTACGGGTGTGGGTTGCTGTGGCATTGAACTCTCCTAGTACGCTTTGCTCTTGAGCGATGAAATCGACGCGCGGTTTCTTCCACCTGCCGCGCTGTCGCTCATCCATGCCTGTCCGGATTGCCCCTGTGTGCTTCCGAGTGCATCTGACGCGGCGGGTGTGGCGCGTGGTGCGACAGAGGTAGCGGTCGCAACGGGTGCGATGGTCGGTGTCGTGCCGCCTCCAGGGGTCATCGGTGGCGCGGACGGCGGCGCGGGCGGGCCTGGAGGCGGCGCGACGGGCGGCGCGACGGGTGCCGGGGCGGGTGGCATCATCGGTGGGGCAGCGGGCAGCGGAACGGGTGGCGCAACCGGAGGTGGCGCTGTGGGCGCGGGATTCGCGGCCATCGGAGGCGGTGGCGGCGGCGGCGGATAGCGCGGCGAATCTGGCGTCCGTGGGGCGATGGGCGCAATCTGCGGAGGTGCGTCGGGCACCTTCGGCTTGCCGTACGCGGCGTAGTAGAGTTCCGAAGCCGATGGCGACGGGCGTGTCGGCTGCTGGAGTCCTGCCATGCTAGTACGCCTGCTTTCTGAGATTCTGAACCGCCACGCGCTTGCTATCCGCGTCCGTCACTACAGACCCAGTGTTGCCAGTCCGCCCGCCTTTCAACGGGGCATAGCCGCCTTCAGTGTTGGCGGACGGATAGTTGTAGCCCTTCACACTGCCCGCCTCGTAGCCGTCTACCGTGTGTGCGGCGAGTGGTCCGCCGTTGCCGTCGTAGTAGGCTGCGCCTTCCGCGCCTCGCATCCCGAGCAACATGGGCAGCGACGTAGGCGAGAGTCCGTAGCCGTACTGGTAGGGTTCCTCGTCCTCGGCGCCAACACTCCATTCGTCCGCGTACGGTTCAACCTCTCCCTCCCATGTGGGGCTTGGCGTCATAGGTTCTGGCTCGAACTCTTCGCCGCTGCGCTGCTGATTCTGTGCGGTGTGAACCTGTCGGTACTCTTCTTCGGACGTGCTGTAGCGTGAGCTTCCCTGGTTCGCGCCGAAGAGTGGTTGATTCGATACGGTGTCGAACATCGGCTCCGTGTCGAAGATGCTGCCGCCGTTCTGTGCCAGCGCGATGAGTCTAGAAAGTTTCGGGCCACTCGAATACTCCGGTTCGGTGCCGAAGGGAGGTTCTCCCCCTTGGCTGAGAAGATTGGCGAACGCGGCGGGGTCGAGTCCGTTCAGACTTGTGGCCGGGTTGTAGTTGTATCCCTGTTGCTCGATGGGTGAGTGCCAGCCGCCGAAGGGTCCACCGACCGAATAGCCAAAGCCGGGCGTGTAGGCTGCGCCCGTGCCGAGCATCTGGCCTTTGGGCGGCGTGGCGGACGATGCGATTGCGGCCATCGTTAGTATCGCAGGCCCGAGTTGAGCAGCGACGAGAGCGACGAGATGAGGCCGATGTTCTGGCCGCGCGTGGTCACGCCTCGGTTGAGCGCGTTTTCTTTCAGGCCGATGTCGGCCATCGCCTGCTCGCGCTCGAACTCTCCGAGTCCTGCCGCGCCGCCGCCGATGATGTTGGCGAACTGTTCCGCTTCGATGCCCGATCCGCTCAGGCCGCGCGAACTCATGGCGTTCTTGAGCGCGCCCATGCTTGCGCCGATGGTCTGTGCCTGTCGGTCTTTTGCACGCGCGAAGGCGGAGGCGGAGGCGGCGGTGTTATCAAGGGGAGCGCCGTCCCCTCCGCTCGCGCCGCCAATGCCGATCTTCGCCATCATCTCGTCGATGTACTTCTGGTTTGCGGTGCGGTCCTCCAGTCCCCATCCGCGCTCCGTTGCCTTCTGCGCGCTTGACAGTTCGCTCGTCTTGAGCAGGCGGTTCATTTCGGCTTGCTGCGCGGCTGATGCCATCCCGCCCTGACCGGCGATCTGTTTTTCAAGCTGCGCCATCGAAGCGGCGTCACGGGCAGCGGCGGCTTCCATATCCGCCCTGGATTTCGCGCCTAGCTGCTGCATGGCGAGTTCGGATTCGAGCCGGAGGCGGGCTTCCTCATTCATGCCTTGTCCTGGCGTCGTGCCTCCGCCGCTGCCTCGCACGCCGCCTGCGCCGACCGCGCCGCCCTGTCCGTTCCACTCCACGTTCGGCGGCGCGTGGTGTTCGGTCGAGCGCACCGCCCATCCGCCGGTTGCGGCCGAGTAGACCTCTGTGATGTTGTCCCACGAACCATCCGGGTACTGTTTCGTGTTCTGTCGGCTCGCTCCTTCTCTCGGCTGGTTGGGATCGATGGGTTTGCCTGCGGCCAGTCCGCCGAATCCGGCCGGAGTGGAGGTGTTGGTCGAGGGATTGACGGCAGGCGCGTACGATCCGGCGGCGGCAGGTGCCGCCATTGGTGCAGCGATTGGCTTGGCGCCCATGCTGCCGGTGTAGTAGCCCGAATTGGCTGTGAATGGAGATCCGCCGAGTCCCGCCATGTTACGCCTCCGGTTCTGCCGGGGTCGGCGGCTCGCCCGTCCGCTCAACCGCTTCGAGGGTCGATTCGTTGAGAGTATACGGCTTCTGTGGGTCGAGTCCTAGTTCACTCAAGTAGCGTCCGACCGCCGCGCCGTCATTTTGCGCGCGGTCAGCGGCGATACGTTCTGCGAACTCCGAATTGCGGGCTTGTGAAACGAGGTATTTCAGCCGCCAGAATTGTTCGCCGGTCAGCTTCATGTGATTTCTACCCCAAAGAAGTTGAAGGTCAAGGTTGCAAGGGTCGCCCACACGCGGATTTTGTCCGTCGTGGCGAGGGTCACTCCCAAATGGTAACAATGCGTGCAGTTTCCCATGATCGGCACGTCGTAGAACAGATAGTGCTTGGGGTCATCTGCGGCCCCGGCAACAGCGACGGTGACTCGGTACGACGTGGCAACGGCGCTGCGGTTTGCGATGGTGAGGGTATTCACCATCACGGTCGTCGAAGCGGCGACGGTGTACGCGTCGGTGAGGGATGACGCGCCAGGGTTTGTTTGCGCCAGAACCTTGAGAGTGTCAGCCATGATAGCCCAGTCCTGCGGCGAGCAACACGCGCTTCCAGAGTGGCGTGGCGGTGCCGATGATGTTGGCGGTCACGTTGCCTTTGAAGTACGCCGATCCGTCGCCTTTCACGTAGTAAATCTGCGTTCCAAGATCGTACGTGTAGCCATTGATGGCGTACTCGGTGACTGAACTGCCAGCGACGATGCGGATCCCTTGGCCTGTTGCGGTGGTGTTTCTGAATTGGGCAGCATAGAACGAACTGGAGTCGCACAGCACGTGTAGAAGAAAGCCTCCCACGTCGTAAAGGTAAATGGTCCCGGATGATCCGACAGTCACGCGTACCCGATTGGTATGCAGCCAATCGCCAGAGATCGTTTCGGTGTCGGCGTTGCGCGCGAGCAACGATCCATTGGGGATGTTGGTTTCCTGGATGTTGGTGAGTGAAGTTCCGTCAACGCCCCACGAAACGTCCGTGCCGTCGCTCCGAAGAAAGCGCCCTGCAAGTCCGATGGCGAGTCGGCTCCATTTCGGAGTGGCGTTGCCTACGATCACGTCGCCGCGCACGACTGTCCCGGTGAGCGTGTCGGTGTGAACGGTCGATTGCAAGAGGTTGTGGAGTAGCTGGCCCCAGTACGGGGCGGCTCCTGGTCCGCCGGAGATGAGTGCGTATCCTATCGGGCCGATGGGTAAGCGTGAGAGGGTCGTGATGTTGCTGGCGTACAGCAGATCGCCAATGCCGAATCCCGAGAGTCCTGTCCCTCCGTGTTCGGTCTGGAGAATGCCGTTTGTGTACCAGGTCGAGGTATCTGCCCCATGTAGATCCGCGAACAGTCGGTCGAAGTTCGCGTTGATGTTTTCGACTTGTTGCGCGTTGGTCGGAAATTGGATGTCGTAGGTTTTGGACCGTGCGCGCTTCTGGGGAGACATCGCTAGTCTCGTCCGATGGTATGAAACGGGATCTCGCATCCGAAGAGGCGGAGCTTCTGATTGTTGTCGGCGTTGTAGAAATTGAGCTTCACAAATCTTCCGATGCCGAGAATACGCGCGCGCTTTCGGCCCGTCGTCAGATCCATGCTGATTGTTGCTTGGGCGGTCGCGCCCAACTCTCCGACGTACGGGGTAATCACAAGTGTTCCAGCGACTTCCACGCGCGCGCGGATGGCGAGTTCTCCGAAGAACTTGAGGTCGTCGGGCGCGTCCATGTGGAGATGTGCCAGATCCACGTCAAAGACGATGGCGCTTCCGCTATCGGTGCCTACCGTCTGGTTCATCTGGTACACCTGCCCATCCGTACCACAGATGATCGGGACGAGTTGATCGTTGGTGTCCTCGATGGCGTAGGCGACATTCGGAGTGAATGCGGCGGTCGCGTGTGGTCCCATCCAGGTTTTGCGTGTGGTCGAATAGGACAGCCAGCGATTGATGACGGTTCCGCCTGCTGCGGGGAGAAAGATGTCGTAGGTATCGAGCAGCGGATTCCATCCGGCGAAGGCATCCTCGAACTTGGCACGATTGAACGTCTCGTCGGTGGTGAACCACGGGTGAACGCGCTCTCGGGTAATGGAGATCACGCCATCTGGACCCCACGTGTAGACGCCATCTTCTCCAAGGAAGTACGCCACGTCTCGAATGACCACGACGGTATCCTGTGACACACAGCCGATGTTCTCTGCGAACTTGATCAACGTCCAGTTGTCGGGGTTGCTGCCGACAAGTTTCCAGCACACGTCACGCTTGAGCAGGCCGAGTTCGTCTCGTCTCGCGGCAAACGCCGTAACGCCTTTCTCGTCCTGGTTCAGCGGTGGCACGTCGAAGAAATTACCAGCGGCGTACTGATAGAAGTTCCCATCCTCGCTGTAGATCACGCGGTCTACCAGTTCCGTGCCCCGAAGAAAGACGCGGTTCTTCCAAGTCGTGATCAATTCGCACGCTTCGCCGGGCATGGTGCCGGGTGGATTGATGAGATTTAGCGGTGCCCCGAGCAGAATGAGTGCCGCGTCGGAGAGGTCGTCTGCCGAGATTGTTTCGAGATTGTTGTCAATGTCGAACCACGGGTAGTACACCGTTCCAGGCCCGGTGGTTGTCCGCCAGAGTCGTCGTCCCGTGATTGTTTCGTCGCTCTTGGGGATGCCTCGGCAGCGAAGCCATTGGCTCGACAGCGCGACAGACGCTTCGGACTCGGGGCCGAGCGGAGATTCATTGATGATGGTGCCTTCCGCGTCGGCCAGATAGAACGACACGCGTACCTTGAAAATACCGCTCAAGGTACCGCCTGCGGTGCCGTCCAGGATCGGTGCGAACGCGGGCGGGCGTATGGTCTGAGTGCGGACAGTCAGATTTTCGTCAATCCACAAGCTGCGGGTTGGCGAGTTCACCATGATGACGTTCTTGGCAATCGCTGCGAATCTGGCCCGTTGAGCGCGTAGTGTGACGGTCGTTGGGATCGTGACGTTCGTGTACACGCCCGCTGATGTGGCCTTGTAGAGTTGCTGAGCGCCTTGAAGTAGGTAGTAGGACATTGCTATGCCAAGGTCGTGATAACCGCGCCGTAGCCCGTGAATCCTGCGGCGGCTGATTTGACCACGCTCCAGGTTCCCGGAGATGCGCCAGGAACACGCTTGAGAATCTGGCCGGATGTGGTGGGTTCGGTGCCGGTGAGGATGATGTACAGATTGCCCTTGAACGTGTGAATGCCGCCGATGCGAGAGTCGTCGAGATGATAGCCGGTGAGCGCGAACAAGTTGGCGTCTGTGATGTCGTCTGCGAACGTGATGCCATCTGTTGAGGCCCGAATCAGAAGTTGACTCGGAACGAGATTGGCAAGACCTCGGAAATAGAAGATTTTGTTGTCGAAGAAAAACGGCTTCGAGGTGCCGCCTGAGCCTGCGTGAACGTAGGTATCGCGTGCGGTCCAGACACCATCGCTCGTCCGTTGGTAGATGCACTTCGGCGTCGTACCGGCGTCGAAGTGTAGTGTCGCCCACAGATAACCCAAGCACGACAAGAGGCCAGTCCCGTAAGTTGATGCGAACTCAGCGTCCTTTACCCACGCTCCATCCACTCCTGGTCTGATTCGGTACACGCCGCTGGTGCTGCCTCCGGCGTAGTTATTCGTGATTGCCCATAGACGACTGTTCCACGGGGCGAGCGCGAAGGGTGCGCCACGGTTGCTTTCCGGCGCGACGGCGAATGCGCTGCCCGCGAACGGATTGCCAATGCGAATCATCTGTCCGTCAAAGGGATTCATGCTCCAGACGGTTCCGCGTCGGGTGGCGGTGTCGTCGAATGAGCAGAAGTAGTAGAGTCCCTGGAACTTGATAATGCCTTGGACACATTCCACGTTGGTTTCGGTCAGTCCGGCGGCAATCTGGATCTGCTGGTTGAACGGCACTTTCCCGTGCAGGTAGTCATCGGTGCCGTTGAACTGTCGAAGGGGTGGGGCGGAATGTCCAGCAACGGCGTAGATGATGTAGTCGTTGGACGGATAGAGCATCCGATTCCGGATGGCTGCTCCGCGCGCTGCGAGAAACACGTTGCGATATGCGCCGTTGCGGCGTTGGGCCTGAAAGCTCGCGGCGGGCACGCTGCTGTTCGTCCAGTTGGTTCCGTCCGTGGTGTACGTCCAGGTTGCGCCTGCGGTCGTGGTGTTTTCGTAGCCTACCCATAGCCGTTCTGTCTGGATGAGGTTCACGGCAACATTAGCGATTCCCCAGATCGCGCCGAGTGCGACGGGGGAGCCGAGTGGCGTGAGTCCGCCCCGCTTTTCGATTGCGCCTTCACCTTCGTTCGGCAGCATCACGGCGTTCTGCGCTTTTGTCAGCGTGCCGAACTTGCGATGGACAGCGGACGCCGACACGTCCACGCCGATTTCTGCCAGATTGTAGATGTTGAGCTTCTTCCCCATACGACTACCAATACGGCTCGAAAAGCGCTTCGGTCAGTTCTTCATCTTGTGTCTGTCGGGGAGTCGCGGCGGTGAGGATGTGCGACTTCTCGGTGCCGTAGATGCTGATCCATTCCGCGTCCGGGGTCTGTGATTCTTTGCGTTTGGCAAGTGCGTAGGCGACGGTCCAGGCGACGAGGGCTTCATCCGACTCGAACGGGATCGGGTTGGCGGTTCCGAGCGCGACAGTTGCCAGCGTCGGTACGTAGACGAGGCGGAGTAGCAGCGTCGAAGAGAGTGGCGGAGACACGTAGATGGTCGGCGCGGACACTGGAGCGCCCGCCCCGGCGATGGAGAAGTAGATCGTTCCGCCCTGATAGGGGTCTGATGCGGCACGCGAGCGCGCGGCCTGAAATACCGGGTCCATATAGTTGCGGTACTGGAACCGGATGTTGCCGAAGGTTGTGAGATCGCGTGGCTCGATGCCGCGTACCGTCGCTACGTCCGCCGGGATACCGGAAAGCGTTGACGCGCCAGCGACCATTGAGACGTTTGTGATGTCGTTCGTGAGAAAGAAGTCCTGGTAGTTGTCGTTCAGCGCGCGCCACAGATCCTTGATCCCGAGATTCATGTGATCGCCCAGTTCGGCATCGCTCCAGAACGAGGCAGTTGGCTCATTCAGATGCCGTCGAACGATGGTCACAAGCGCCGAAAGCAGCGTTGACATTTGCAGCCCCTATGGAGTGAGCGTCCAGCGAATCGTGAGATGGTAGAGTGAGCCTGTGCCTCCAAGGGTGTCCTGTCCATCGGTGTTGAGGCGATAGATGCGAAACACGACCGACTCTCCCGCCGCGCAGTTGGTCATGGGGATTGCGGTAAAGTCCACCCGGATGGGTTTATCGGTCGTCGCGGTCGAAGCTGAGACTTGCGGTTCATAGCTGTTGAAAGTCTGCGATGCTTCACCGCTGGCGGTGCAGGCGGAGGCGAGCCACCACTTGATATTCTTCCCGGCGTCGGCAACCGCTGATCCCCACCAGAGCGTTCCGGTTACGGCTACGGCGCTGTTCCAATTCGCCGGGAGATAGTGTGGGGCGGTTTGGATGGCTCGCTCTGCGTCTGTGAAGTCGATGCGGCCGTACGACGCCTTCGTTGCCGCGTTGAGGCAGGATCCAGTCGGGTTGGTGTAACTCGGTTCGTAGCTGTAATTGTTGAGAAAAGCGGTTGTAGAACTGGCACACGATACCGGGTACTCGATGTCCTGGGTTTTGACGCCTGCATTGGCAACCGCCCACTTCATGCCGTAGGTGGAAACGGCGTCGGCGGTCAACACCCATCCATCGGTTCCGATGGCGATCTTATTGAGGGTGTTCGTCCCTCCTGCGAGAACGTCGCCCTTCGCGTAGGTGGACTGGCCTGTGCCTCCCGAAGTGGCCGGGACGGTGCCGCCGCCGCCGCCGCCGCCCGCGCCCACGGTCACACTTAGCGCGCCCGTGCTGTTGCCCTGAAGCGCAATCGGCCCGCCGTTGTACGTGGCGAAGATGCGACTGATCTGCTGCGTGACGACGGGTTGCTGGAGCAGCATGACGAACATGGCTCCGAGTAGAACGCCGATGCTGATGACGAGCCATTTTCGCATACCGATGTCCTTTGCAAAACCGTCGTTTGGCTACTCGATCTCGAAAGTGCATGTGAAGGAGACGTCCGTGGTGTTCGTTGCTGCTGCCCATGCTGTAGATGTGTTCGCGGTCACGCGAAGGCTGATGAGCGCAGATGCGGCGGCAGTAAAGGCGGTGCCGATCTGCCGCGTGCCGTTGTCATTCGACTCGTAGGCGCATTTCTGGCCTGCCTTGGCCTTATAGCCGCCCGGAATCTTGACGAGCAGCAAAGTTGCCGGGGTGCCTCCTACCGATGATGTGATCACGTTCAACGCGAGTACCATCGTCTTGCCCATGATGGTGTAGGCGAAGTGGTCGAGGTCGCCCGCATCGACGGTCCACGTCATCGATCCACTACCCGTGAAGTCTCCTGCGGTGTGACTCACGGTGGTCCACGCGCCAGGAGTGTCCAGATAGCCAGCTTGGGCGTGGTCGCCCCATCCGTAGGCTTGATTCCAGTTGCCAGCGTCGGGGCCGGTGATGGTCGCGCCTACTGGTACCATCAATTCCTGTCGAACAATCAGCCTTCCGGCTTCAGCTTGTCCCCCCATGAAAAACACGCCGTTGGGAAAATCGTAGAACATGGAATAAGCCGCCCCAACGGTCGGAGGGGGGTCGCCCGCATAGAAAGAATCGACGATGTTGGGTGCAGCCATGCCGGTTGAAAGCCCGATAGAAGCGATTATGGCGAACGAATCCCAGTAGTAGCCTGTTTGTTCCCACGGCCCGCCTGCCGATGAACTAGCGTAAATGCCTGTGCCGTACTGTCCAGGTGCGCGTTGCCATTCGAGCGATGCGTGTCCATCTTGAGGGCAATCGACAACGGACACCATCTCTGATGCCGCCGACTGTCGATAGCTCTGGTCAAGTGCGACGACACGAAAGTACTTTGTGACACGTACGCCTGACACGCCTCCCACACAATCAACGGTGACATAAAGCGGGGCGGGAATCAGGTGTGTCTCAAAGAGCGTGTTGAAAATCCCGTAGGGTGAAGTACCCGAGAATGCAATCTTCAACGCGCCTGCGCTGTCGCCTTGGAGTGCGATGGCGTTGCCGTTGTACGTGCCGAAAATGCGGCTGATCTGCTGCGTGACGACAGGCTGCTGCATCAGCGCGATGAATGCTGCGCCGAAAAGAATCCCGATGGTAGTGACAGCCCATTTCTTCATTTCACACCTTCGGATCGACTACCGTGCGTCTGTCGAAGAAAATGCACGTCGAACGCCGCGAGAAACACGTCGCCCGTGTAGTCCGTTGCGGCGTTGGTGACGCGCTTGACGGTTCCGAGCAGCAACGAACTGATTTTCATGCCGGTGCCGACGATATCTGTGGTTTCCACCATGCGGAGCTTGCCGATCCCATCTTCGGCTTGTGTACACGTGAGAACCGTGGGCGTCGTGCTGCTCATGACGCCGCCTTCCCAGTTTACCCATTGGTACGTCAGTTGCCATTTCACGACGTTGGCGGAGACGGTTGATCCGAACCAATGAAAGTGCGGAGAGAGCGGCGAGCCTTCTTGGTAGCCGTGCGGCATCTGAATTGCGAAACAGGCAAAGTCGTTCAGAACGAACTTGAGCAGATATACGCCTGAAGTCGCGTACTGCGTCAGCGCCGGGATGTTGGCTCCCGTCGCTCTGAGGGCAAGCGACATTTGTTGCGAATCGTCCCATTCGCCATGTACGAGAATTGGCCCCGGACTTTCAATCGGCATCGCGTCCTCAGAACACGATGATCGCGTTCCCGCTCGAATCCGCTGCCCACGGGACGGGGGTGCCGCCTGTGAAGTTGGCGGTAATCGTTCCGGTGGCGGGGGTCGCCGGGCTTCCGGTCACGGTGTACGTGAACGTGTCTGCGCCCGTTCGGGTGATCGTAAACGTGCCGTTGTATTCAGTCTGATCTGCTGCGGCAATCGTCACCCGATCTCCGGTGACTAGCCCGTGTGCGGTGTACGTGGCTGTCGCTACCTGAGCGACACGGGCAATGGTGACGCCTGAGAGGGCAACCGCCTTGCGTTGTACGAACAGGCGATTCCAGCCTGTTGATTGATTCTGCTGCGCGAACAGGGGCGCACAGAGCGCCCCTGCGATGCAGCCGATCAAGAGTCCGACGAGGAACCGTTCGCGCATGACTTCCTCACAGGTCCGTGATGGCGATTGCCGCGTGGCCTTCCGCGATGCGCGCGTAGGCTTTGATGCTGATGTCGCCTGCCAGTCCTGCCCCGGACACAACGGCATCCAGGTTCTTGCCTTCCGTGAGCGGAACGCCCTCATCCCCAAAGTTGAACGTCAGGGGACCGACGCCGGGTGACGACGGAACGAGGGCAATGATTTTCGGTGAGGCAGCGGTATCTTGGAAGGTGATCGTCTGTGCGGCATTCACCCGCACGTTGACGATGATCCGCTGAATGTAGACCGTGTACTTCGCGCCCACGTTGGTCACGATGGGTGCGAGTCCGGTCCATGCAATTCCGAACTCCAGGTCTGCCGATACCTCGCGGTGCAAGTACCGATGATAGTGTTCGGAGTCGGCCTGTGCCCTCCAGCTTGGCATGATCTGTCTCCTTCTCGCGTGCCGGGTTACGCGGACGGGACAGCGGCGGAGACTTCCCCGACCGAATAGCTCACACTCATGATGGTGCGTCCGGTGGTCGCGCCTGGAGTGCCAACCGTCATGATGCCGGAGATCACGCCGCCAGCGGCGTAGAACATCGAAAAGTTCGTCGATTGGGGTCCACGTCTGCCGGTGGCGGCGACGAGATACGCGCCTTCCTTGCCGCCCCAGAGCGTTGAGTGCATGGCGGAGAGGATTTCTCCGAGAACAAGGTCGGTGGCCTTGCAATCGACAGCCGCGAAGATGCCGTTGGGGTCGGCGGCATCGCCCACGTCCAGCGCGGCGGACGCTGCGCCCCACAACGCCTGATTCGTCACCTTGACATCGTGGACGAACGCGCCCACGGGGATCGTGACGCTTCCCGTGTGGACGGTGTTGGTCGCGTTCTCGGTGAACAGCACGTGTTTGGTGATGATCACGCCGAGCTTGTTGGTGAGGGTCTGAGCCGAATCTTCGGTGACGAGTGCGCGGGTCGTCGCCGCGAACACGTCGTAGTAATGGATGACCCCGGTGGCCGCTTCCTGGAGAAATCCGGCGGCGTTCCCGAGACGCTTGAGCAACGCCAGCGCGCCCGTTTCGATCTGGATGTACCGTGATGCCATGATCTGATCTCCTGCTCCGGTGAAGGCCCGGCAGAGCCTTCACCATCCACAGCCTTGAAAATGTCGCTGCCGCGATCCGAGAGAGGAACGAACTTACGCCGCGCCGATGATGGCGAAGCCGTTGGCGGAGTCGCCCGCCGCGCTGTCGGTGTTGCCGTTGACGGTCGTGTGGCTGGCGGTCGTCGCGCCCGTGCCGAGCTTGAGGCCGTCCGAGAACACGATGCAGTAGGCGCGTCCGCCGCCGCCCGTGCCGAGCAGCTTCACCACCACGTCACCGTTCGCGGCAGCGGTCGTCGCGTGGTCGCTGATCTTGATCCAGGCGTCGGTCGTCGAGGCGGCGGGCTTGAGGACGTAGAGCGCGTAGAGCTTGCACGCCACGTCCGCAACCACGATGTCAGCCCCGCCCGTGTAGTCGAGCGGGACGAACTGGAGGTCGGGGTTGCCGAGAGCTTCCATGTGCTTCCACAGCGCACGGAGGTTTTCGGTGACGCCCGGCTTGCGGGTGTCCATCCTGGTCCGCTTCTTCACGTCCAGGGCGCGTTCGAGAGTGAGTGCCATGTGTCTGCTCCTTGTGGGCGGACCCGTTCTACTGGCCGGGCGGACCCACGATGTTAGAGGCGACGGGGGTTGGCGTCATGCTCACCCTCCGCCCTGACTTCCAAACGATGTCACTATACGCCGAGCGCGCCAGCGCATCAAGATCCTCGCGTTGAGCGCGCGCGGAGCGGGCTTCTTCTTCCGCTTCGCGCGCTTCGAGCGTGTCGGTGAAGGCGTCCGCGCCTCCGGCCCGGTGGGTGTCCATCTTGGCGAGATCCTGGAGGATGGTCGGACCCCAATGCGTGAGGGGGGACGGCAGAATCGACGTGACGGGCACAAGGCTGTGCTGTGCCATCGTCCGCGAATCTGGCCTGCCGGGGGTCGAGCGCCCATCGGCGGTCACGCCATGCGTGAGGCTCTTGACGAGCCGCCAGATGTCCGGGGAGTGCTTCACCTTGCGCCCAAGCCGGTAGACGGCTTCTTCCTGCGACGGGAACATGACGAGTTCCGGGTCGAACACGAAGAGGTCGTGCAGGAAGTGAACGGGCGGTTTCGCCAGCCCGTACGGATTGAGCGTTTCGATGTAGTTCATACCGTCTGGATGCCTACCGGGTTGTCGTCGTCGATGGCAACCTTCACCCGCGAACCGCGCTTCGCGTGGAGGTCCATCGGCTTTGCTTTCTGCCCCTGCGGATCGGTGACGAGGGAGCGGTCGAAGCGTTCAACCGCGTCGGACTGTTCCAACGGAGAGATGTCATCGCCCCACTCTTCGACGCCGAGCAGGTAATCGGCGCTTCGGGGATCGGTCGGATCCTCGCTGCCCATGACCGGGTTCTGTCGCTTGACGAGTTCCGCTGCGTTGGACAGCATCGCTTTCCGCCCGTGCGGAGGAATGACCATTGGCTGTCCGTCGAAGATGCCCTCAACCGGCTTGCTGGTGCGATTCACGACCGTAACGATGTCCATGCAATCCTCTTCTGGGAAAAGCGGGCGGGAGGTCCGTGGGCGATTCGTCCCTCCCGCCCATGCTCACGGGCCGCGCGTTGACCCGTGAACGTCTGTCCGCTTAGAAGTCGCGGACTACAACGAGCGTCTGTCCGGTGATTCCGTCCAGGCGCGCGCACTTGCCGGGGTAGCGCGCGTGGTACTGCTTCCGCATCCGGTACCACGCCTCGAACGAGTCGCGGGCGGTCGAGCCGACGCCGACGCGGATGATGATCCGGCCGTCCTCGTCAACCCACTTGCCCTTCTCCGACCCGTACTCCACCATGCCCGCGCCCGCCGTGTCGAGCAGGAACATGGATGTGAGTGGGTGCGTGCGGATCGCCTTGATCGGCACTTCACCCATTGTCAGATCGCCCTGCTTCATGGCGGCGGTGCCACCATCGGGCTTCATGAGGTCCGCGCCGCTGTAGCGCCGGTCGGCCTCGGTCATCTTGATGTAGAGACGACGAACGCTGTGGTGCGCCGTCATCAGGTTGATCTGCGCGCCGAGCTTCTGGTCCAGCACGTCCGCAACCTGCTGGAACAGGTCCAGGGACAGCGCGCCCGTGGACGCCTTCACGTAGGACTGGTACTGCTGCCAGAGGCTCCGGTCCACGTTGAAGTAGTTGTTGCGGTACGTGCCGTCGTCGAACAGGGCCATCAAGCCCCAGAAGCCATGCTCGAACGACGTGTCGAGAACGTCGGTCACGCTGGGGTTCGCCGCCTGCACGATGTAGTCGTTGTCCGTCGTCGAGAAGGCCGAGTCCAGCACGATCTGTGTGCCGTCCGCTGTGCAGGAAATCACTTTGCGGATGCTGGACGACCGCAACGCGCCCGATGCCGGGTTGACGAAGCCGACGTACATGCCCGGCGACACGAAGCGGTTGCCGAAGTCGGCTCCCGCGATGCCGCCCGGCGCGTCGAGGGTCTGAGTTGCGGAGTTCACCGCGCCGTTGACGAGGGCCAGCACGCCGCGCCCGTCGCTGGACAGGGCGTACTCCTGTTTCCGGGCGATGTCATCGACGAGGCGCGTCATTTCGTCCTTCTTCGTGGCGACGAACGCACCTTCCGACTTCATCGAATCCGAGATGCTCTCGCTCGTCATCCGGACGCGCGCCATCAGCTTCTTCTGGCCGATGTGAACCTTGATGTGCCCCTGCACGCCCGCGTCCGCGAACGCGCCATCCTCGCCCACGAACATCGGGGACGTGTTGCGCGTCACGTGCGCGTCGTAGACGACTTCCTGCCCCGCGTACTCCACGGGGGTCCACTTGAACAGACCCTTCAACGGGAACTTGTTGTTGACCTGATCGGCAACGTAGTCCTCGAAAACGGTCTTGAGTGCGCCCTGGATAAGCTGAGTGTCAGCCCCACCTGGATAGGCTCCCATTGTCTCTCTCTCCTACGACGGGGACTGAGCGTTCCGCGCGTTCAGGACGTGATCCCACGCCCGCTTGAACACGCCGTCCTCGTCCTCGTCGTCGTTGCGCTTCGGCACTTGGGCAGAGGGAGGCGGACTGGTCCGCCCCGCAACCGGCAACCGGCGAGTTTGCTCCTGTCGAGCCTGCTGCACCTGCTTTGCGCGAGCGGGCGTCAGTACTTCGCGCTCGAACACCTGCATGAACTCACCGACGAGGTTGGGATCCTGCGCTTCGTATCGAGCGACGAGACGCGGATCGCGGGCCACGTAATCGAAAAACGCTTGTGACGCAAAGCGCCCCAACTGGCTTTTCGGATCCACTTCGGCGCCGAGCGACGTGCCAAGCGCGGTCTGGACCGCCGTGAGGGAGGCGTCTGCGACGTGACCCCAGTACCGCCCGGTATCCTCCTGCAAGCGCGGGATCGTATCCGCTGCCTGCAAGAGTGCGGGCATCTTTTCCCGGAACTTCAGGAACTCCTGAAACTCCGGCACAACCTCGAATAGCTGCTGGCGGATCCGCTCGCGGGCCTGCTCCTGGGGCGTCTGTGGACGCCCTGGAGCCTGCGGCGCGGCGGGCGGGGGATTCTGGCTCAGGCGTTCGATCAACGCCATGAGGGTCCGTTCCCGCTCTGATCCTTGCCGAAGCTGCTCCGTTACCTCGTCGAACCGATACTTGGGGATCTGGTCGGGAACTGCACGCCGACCCGGTTCTTGACCGGCGGGCTTACGTCCCTCCCCCTCCGGCGCGTTCGGATCGTCTCCGAAAGCGTCGAATGGTTCCCCCTGTGGTTGCTTGTCCTGCTGTGGCGCGGGTGTCGCGTCGGGGCGTGTGATCTCCCCCTTCTCGAAGTCCACGCCGAATGCCGGGAAGTCGCTGTCGCTCATTGCCTATCCTTTGGTTTGACGGCTGGCGGTTGGTTCCGCCGTCACCCTTGTTTTGCCGTCGCGCGGTCAGTTCCGCGTGGGCTGCTCACCCGGTTTCCGGTGATACGCGCCGGTACGTGAAGGCGTTATCAGGCCGGAGGCACGCCTTCTTGACCTTGCGCCTGTTCCCGCGACACATCCGCGAGATTGCCTGATTCTCGATTGGAGTTGACCATCGCTTGTCCGACGCCCGGCGCTCCGCCCTGCATTGGCGGCGGTGCGCTGAACTTGGGCATCCCCATTGCGGAGGTCATCGCTCCCATTTCGTGTTCGGCCATGTGCATCGTGAAAAGCTGCTCGATTTCCGGCCGCGCGGTGAAGATTTCGCGTGCGCCGTCCGTGAGTGCCCACTTTCGATGCTCGCTCATGTGGATCACGTCGCTCTGCCACGGTTTGCGGAGCATTGGTGACGGCGTGACAGGTACGGGCGGTCCCTGAACGAGTGCGCCCGGCTGCATGAGTGGCGCGCCCATCGGATCCACCTGTCCGGTCGGAATCGACGGTCCTGGAACCGGCGGGCCGGGCACAAACTGTGAATCGGCGCTCAGTACCCATCGCTCGAACGCATCTTGCTCTTGAAGCGCGGATTTTACGTCGGCGTCGAGTGACGGGAGTAACTCTTGCTGCCCGAAGGTCCGCAAAATCGAGTACGACTGGTCGGGATCCTGGGGATTGAGGATGCCGAGTTGCTGAAGCTGCTGAATCGCCGCCCGTTTGCCGAGATTCGTTTTCGGGGCTTGCGATCCGTCCTCGATGATGATCTGGACAGACCCCATCAGGTCTGATTTCTGGAACTCTTGTCCCTGCCACGTCCCGTTCGGGCCAACCACCGAGAAAAAGCGCGTTTCCGGGCCGAAGGACCGCTCCAATTCCAGGGCGACCTGATACCACGCGCGGTATGCCTCGCCCCGCTCGCTGAGAACCATCCCGAATCGACTCTGCGACCGCTCGACGAGCAGTTGCATCGCGGAGAAGGCTTCCACGCCCGCCGGTTTCGCGCCTTTCAGCACGTCATTCGTGCCCGACAGCGAAGTGATGTCGTCAAGGATCTGCACGCGGAGGTTGTTGAGGCTCGCGGGGACGTTCGATCCTTCGATGCGCTCCGGTTTCGCGTTCCCGGCGGCGATCAACGGGTTGTACTTCACGACGAGGCCGGGTTCGCCCGTGAACTTCTTGACTTCCGCGCCTTTCGGTTCCAGCCAGATCGGATTCGAGGATCGCTGCACGATGAGTTGAACGAGCGAATCGAGTTGATTGAGATGGTCGTTCTTTTGGATGATCGGATCCAGAGGCGATCTGCCCCACACGCGCCCGCCGACGCGCTCGTACGGTTCGTGAATCCAGGGCCAGATGGCATCGCCTTGTGGCGTGGTGTATGGCAGCGGTCCTGGAAGGCTCTGGCCCTCGTCCTGAACGATCACGGGCTTCGTGTCGCCTAACACGCGGATGAACAGCCCGCCGGGGTACTCGCGGTTGGGCTTCATCCACAATTCGTACTCGGTAATGCCTTCGCCCTGCTCAATGCCGGATCCGGCCATCAGCGCGAGCGGGTTGCTCGATACGTCGCTCTGCGTGGCGAGTGATCGGAGCAGTTGAATGCTGCGTTCGTTCGTCGATTTGTCGAACGTCAGCTTCTTCGCCAGTTCCGGGTAGACCTTCTCCACCCATCGTTTCGTCCGCCAGCGCAAGCGGAACACGTAGGGCACTTCCTTGAAGTCGGTGTAGCCCGGCGAGAAGGCAATCTCCCACGGGCTGCACACGTCGGTCTTGCCCTTGCCGCTCGCAATCGACGACACGCTCTGCTGGTCCGCTCTTGGCGGAATAACCATCTCGCATTGGGCGCACGTTCCGCCCTGCATTTCTGACGGCGCGTTGTTGTACCCGCAGAAGGGACAGGTTGTGAACACCGCGCACACGGGCGCATCTTCCGCGAACTTGTCCCACCACGGATGCAGGAACACGTTGCCGGTAGCGATCAACCAGAAATCCGCCTGTCGCATGATGCGCGACATTTCGTGTTCGGCACGAATCGCCGGTTCCATCTTGTCTGCGATCTCGCTCGCGCTGATGTCCTTCGGCTGGTTTCCGGTCGGGCGCGCTTTGGCGACGAGATCAACGGCCTCGAAGAGACTGAGGATGGTCTGATGGACTTCCGCGATCTTGTTGGTCACGGGACGCGGGATCCACTTTGCCAGCCGCTTGTCTACCCATTGGCCGCGTGACGTGTCGTAGTAAATCCAATGGCGTCCGAGCAGGTAGAGCAGGTTCCTCCACCACGAACGCTCCCAGACCCATCGGTTGTCGAGTGCCTCGCTCTTGCACTCCTCGAAGGTCTTGAGCAGCGCCTTGTCGTCGCCGTAGGGGTCCGCCTTGATTTTCTCGGGGTCGATGGAGCCGGTCTTGAACAGTTGCAGGAGCTTCGCGGTGATCTCAGGCTGCGGCGGGCCAACCTCGGGAGGCGGCATCATCGGGGGCTGAATGGCGTCTCCGAGAAGTCCGGGTGGCAGCATGGCGTCTCCTAGCGTTCGTAGAGGATGGTGCCCGTGGTCGGGTCGTGCGTCACGCCGAACCGTGCCGCCGCCTCATCGCCCATATCCTCGAAACTCCCGCCCATCATCGCGGCGAGCGCCATGCCGGGATCCTCTCCCTCGGGGCGGTCGGTGGCGTTGATGGGAGCGCCCATGCCGACGCGCTCTGCGGGCGGCGGCTCCTGGCGCGCAATCTGCGGCGAGACAAACCCTACGTCGAGAACGCGCTGGAGCAGCGTGGACCGCTCCGCTTCGAGGCGATTGACGTGATTCGCCAGCCAATCGAAGTTCTGCTGCATGACCGCCAACTGCTTCCGCAGTTCCGCTTCCCGTCCCGCCGCGCTGTTGCCTTGTCCGATGATGCTGATGAAGCGCGCTGTCGAGATCCACATCGCCCTACCTCCAGAAGTCGCCTACCGGATTCTCGCCCTCGGGCAATTCCGAGAGGAAGTCTACGCCGATTTCCTCGTTTTCACCAACTCCCGTCTCGCACGCCCGGAGCCGCTCCACGCTCCAGCGGATATCCTCCGGTAAGGTGGACAAGTCCCGCCGCCCGCGATCTGTGTCCTCCGCGCCTGCGGTATCGTCGCGTGGCGCGAAGGGCCACAGCATGAGCGCGTACCGGAGCGCATCGCACAGATCGTCCTGGATCTTGATGACGCGCTCGCGGCGCATCTGTCCATCGGACCCGACGTTCTCGTCCCATCGGTAGCCGCGCATCTGCTCGATGAGCTTGGGGCAGGTGTCCTCCGGCAACCACAGCCGCCGGGAGCGGAGCCACGATCCGACGCGCGTGATCCCGGCGACCACATCATTCGGCGCGGGCGCCGCCATGATGCCGTGCTGGTGCAGTTCGATGATCGTCTGCCGCTGCGAGCGGTCGCACGCCCATTGTTCGGGCTGGAGCGATCCGACCATGAGGTTGAGCGCGAGCGCATGATCCGCGACGGGCTTGTGCCGCTGCACGTACTCGCCCGTGCAGACAAGCCCCGCATCCGTTTCGACGAGAATCAGCGCGCCGAAGGGATGGTCCGCGCCGGGGTCGATGCCGACGATGGACGGCAACCAGCCGGGCACCTTCGGCCACGTCGGAATGAGCGTCTGAAGTTGGCCGCGCGGCACAATGCTCGCGTCAATGAGCGGGCCGTACACCGCGCCCGCGAACGACACGAAATCCGCCTCGAACTCCTGCTGGTAGAACAGCGGATCGAGTTGCCGCTTCGCCGCCAGCACTTCCGCCGCGTCGATGAAGGGATTGTCGAGCGTCCGATACTTGCACGCCCAGAAGCCGGGGTCCATCTCGTACGCCGGGAGATAGAACCGCTTGTACGTCCAGTCGAAGCCGTTGGGGGAAGTCGTGACCCACGCCGCGCCCCGCTTATCGACGAGCGCCGGAAGGAGCGTGTCCCACGCCTTCTCCTGCACCTTGCGCGCTTCGTCGATCCACGCCCAATCGAGGCCGGGGCCACGGGCGCGCTCCGGATCGTCGAGGGACCGGAACTGCACGCGCGCG